AGTCACCTTCACTTGGTCTTAAACTATTAGTCCCTGCGTTTTGAACACCAATATATTGGTTCCAACGTTTCTTTGAAACGATAAAGTTAGCTTGGTCTCGAATCTCAACACCAAACTTAGAAAGTAAATTACCATCGCCTTCAAAGCCATCAATATTTGAGATGTACATTTCAATAATGTAAGCGTCATCAAATACTGATTCAATATCTTCATTGAGAATGCTATCTTCTTGCACTACTTCTCTGGGAAGATAATACACATCTTGCCCATACATTTTAAGGGATTCGATGACAATATCTTCGTAAAGGTCCTGTTCGGTTCTTACCTTTTGCGAGAAGTATACGTTAGTAGCCAATGGATTATCCTACGTAAAAGTCTGGTGGCATTTCATAATTGAGCTGCATTTGCTCTCGGATCTGTCTGATCTCTTCAGTTGCGTCATCAAACATTTGACGACCATTTAATGTTACACCACCTGGAAGTTGCATACCTTCAAATTTGATAAGGTTAGCACCCCATTGCTGTTTAATTAAAGCAGTTACATATTGCTTAAGGAACATATCATTATAGACATCAGAATAAGTTGATGGATCTACAATTCTCATACATTCAACAATGACATAATCATTTTCTTTAATATCTGATTCCCAATTTACATCTAAATGTAATTGATTCATATGACGATTAAATCTTACAAACTCACCACTACCATTTAGTTTCATGTCTAACAATGAAACATATTGTTGTACCATTTCATAGTACATTAAGTCGCCAATATAAGAAAGATCGTAAATATCATTCAGATGCATTTGATATTTTACAGAAAACATATTAATACTTGATTGTGAATCGCCGATAGGAAATACACGCTTCACATATAAAATATTATCGTTTAATGTAATATAACCATTTGTTACGTCAGTTGCAGTAATTTGGTGTTTTAGATAAACACGCATTGTTGCATCTGAATGATACTCTTGATAAAACTGTAGAGCATCGTCTACACGATCTTCTAGTTGGTCGTCATCAACATTAATTTCAATAACAGGCGCGCCCAATCTACGAAGAGCGTAGTCAACTAATTCCTGTCTTGTAGTTGGATTTGCCATTATATTACCTTATTTAGAAAGTTTTTTTACTTGTTCTTGAAGATCTTTTACAGATTCAATAAGTAGACCAACCATCGCTTGATAGTTAACTGATTTCAAACCATTTGAATCAGTGGCAACAAGATATGGTAGCACATTTTCAACTTCTTGAGCTACAACACCCATTGATTTTTTACCAGTTTGTTTCCAGTCAAAATTTACACCACGAAGATCAGAAAGTACAGACAATGGAGAATCAATTGTCATAATATCATCTTTTACTGCAGCATCTGAAGTAGTATTAAAGTTTGGCGCAGTAACGTCGCCTGTAAATGTTGCTCCTGATAACGCAGCTTTACCGTCCAAAGAAGATTGTAAATTGTCAATATTAGAAATTACGTGATTGTGTGAATCATCGGTAATTGTCAACGATAGTGTAGCATTACCTAAATTTGTAAATGTTGCTGAACCACTAGCGTCACCACTAATTGTAAGAGTAGGATCAGCTGTTGCGGTTGTTGCAATACTTACATTACCTAGATTCGTCATGGTTGCTGAACCAGTAACTGCACCAGTCAATGTAATAGTTGGATCATTAACATTAATATCTAATGTACCATCCGCATCTTGATAAGTAACACTTACACCAGATTCAGTATTGCTTGACCACATTCCGCCAGCAATATCTTGAACTTCCTCTGTTGAAAGGCCATCGTCCGTAATACTTACTGAAGAAGTTGATCCTGCAGCGTCTGTAAAAGTAATTGTATCATTACTTACAGATGCAGATACAAAGGCGGTACCAAGATTGACTCCGCCTAAAGTTAAACTGCCATCTATATTTACGTTACTATCAAAATCAGCAGCAATTTTAACGTTGAAATCTGTTTGACTTAAAGAAGCAATATTAGTACCTGCCGCATATAAGTTTAACGTGTCATCATCATTACCAGCAGATGTTTCTGTCAAGATATATGTATCTTGATCAACATCCATAACGCCTCCAAGTGAGCCCCATGACCCTCCAGGGCCATAACCTTCAAATTGAGATGTAGTTGAATTATATCTAATCATACCTGCAGCAGGAGCTACAGATCTATTAGCTGTCGTACCAACCGGAATCTTAATTGAATCTGTAGAATCAAATACCGTTTGGGCAGTATCTACTGTCAATGAACTTCCAGATGGGACAATATTTGAAACGACTAGCGTGCTCATATTTTTCCTATCCTTTAATAAAACGTTTATTGTCTAATCTATTTATACCGTTATCCAATTGTAACAGAAGTGCCAGCGGAAATAGTTAGTGTTTGCCCAGCAGTTATATTAATAATGCTAGAGCCTGATCTGATTTCATAACCTGAAACACCAGTTAAAGTAGTATCTGTGGCTACTGTTGTTGCATAATATTGGAATGGAGAAGTATATGTGACTGGATTGTCATATTCAATTTCGCCATTATATTTTACACCTTTGCTGTATGAAAACTTATCTTCACTAGCATCATATAAAATTGTTGCATTTGCCCCATCGATAGTAATACCAGCTCCATCTGCTGCAGCTGCATTTGCTGCTCCTGAAGCCAATACGATGTTTTTATCATCGATTTCTAATGTTGTAGAATTAAGAGTAGTTGTTGTACCATTAACTGTTAAATTGCCCTGTACAGTAAGAGCACCATTTAAAGTAGTATCAATACCATTCGCTACAGTGAACGCAGTAGAACTTAAGGTTAATGAAGACGATCCTGCGTTATAAAAGGTAAAGGTATCTTCGTCGGATCCAGCCGATGTTTCTGTCGTAATGTAAGTGTCTTGGTCAACATCTTTTACACCACCCAATGATCCCCATGCGTTACCTGGACCATAACCCTCAAAACTAGAGATTGTAGAGTTATATCTAATTTGACCATCGGCTGGAGTACTCGGCCTTTGAGCAGTAGTACCGGCTGGGATTGTCCAATGGCTTGTGCCAATAGAATTTAATTCATCTAAACCACTAAATGTATCACCAGTATCTCCAACTTGCAATTCGGTTGTACCAATAGTAATAGCAGATGTTACCCAGTTAGGCGCTGTAGAAGCACCTGTGGATCTTAAAACAAACCCAGATTGCCCTGGTGTAATAAATCCAGTATTATCTTCCGAAATTTGATAAACTAGATAACCAGAAGAACCACCTTCAATATTTTCCGCAGAAGTAGCTGTTGTAGAGGTACCAACAGTAAGAGCAGAAGCATTTACCCAAGTAGGCGCATTCGTTCCACCAGAAGTAAGAACTTGACCAGATGCGCCGACCGAGGAAATACCCATTGCATCTGAAGTTGAATAAACGATGCCACCAGCATCCGCGGTTAATGCAGCTCCTGTACCACCATAAGCAAGATCAATAATACCACCTTCCCAAGAAGATCCAGTACTTAATACTTTATTTAAAAGTGTCTGGCTAGCAGTGGTAGTAGCAATAATTGCACCGCCACCGGCAGTAGATCCATCATGTAGCCTTAGTGTTTCAATTTCTGTATCATATGTAATTTCACCAATCGCGCCAGTAAACGCATTGTTTTGCGTTGTGGTGCCTCGTCTAAACTGTACCTGAGTTGCCATTATTTTTCCTCTAAATCTTTATTCTATTTATGCTTGCGCTTCTGACCAGAATAAGTTTAAGTTAACATCTGCGCTACTAGATGATAAATTATTTACAACAATTGCTAAAACGTCAGGGCCATCAGGGAAGTTATTATAACCACCAATCGCTGAGTTTGATAATTCTTTCAGATTTGAAAGGTCAATTTCAGAAAAACCATTAGGTTGTCCCAATGTAGCAAAAATCTGTTCGCCTGGAGTAGCTGTTGTAGAACTGCTGGTTGAAATTTGAGCAAATGAAGGCTGAGATCCTAATGCAACAGTGTTAACTGATTGCCATGTAAGAGTGCCTGAATTAATATTACCTGGATTCAAAATACCGTAAACTTGTACAGCTTGTGAAGATTGAACTTGTAATTTTTGTAGAAGCATAGATGAACGGTTTAGCAAATCACGTTCACCTAGATTACCAGCAATAGAGTTACTTACTGCAGGGGCCAATCTTACAAAGAATACTGATGCATCAGATCCAGCAGCAATTGTGTTATTCAATGCTGAGTAGTTAAAGTAATAACCACGATCTGTATCGAACCCACCATCCATAATATATGATGAACCCCAGTGGTTCAGTGTTGGAGATGCCGTACATGAAACAAGTGTTACAGCAGTATTCCCATTCCCTACAGCGTGAGAAGCAGCGCTTCCACCCGTAAAGTCTTTATTAGTACCACCAATGAATAGCGTAAATGTTGCACCTCTTGTACAACCAGTTAATGTATTTTGAGATTTACCAGTGTAATTAATACATTCATTCTCAATTAGAACAGTACCAGAAGTTGGGAATCTAGAAGCATCACTCAATGGGATACTTGTTGCTGCAGCTGAAATTGTAGATGTTAATGAGTCAATAGCAGATTCGTTAATCGATTGATAACGAACCGCAGTGTTACCAGAACGCATATATGCTTCATCGTTAACGTTATTTTGTTTTGCTCTATGGGCAAGAATCATGTTACCATCTGGGCCGCGACACATAAAGTCGATAAAGCCAGCACCATACCATGAGAACGAAATCCCAAGCATTTGCATTTTATTTAAGTTTAGATTGTAACCAGAAATACCAGTTCCATCTAATTTATCAATATTAAATTCTGATTGTTTAACCCTATGGTCTACGACAGCAGCCATTTTAATACCGGATGAATTACTTACACCGCGATATTCAGGGTTAATCGTTAAGTTGTTATCATCAGTAATAGTACCAACTTTATAAGTCATACCGCGAATAACTACGTTATCGCCAACTTTAAGCTGTTGAGTAAATCTACAATTAGTACCTGTTACTGCCTGAGAACCAGATACAACATCAATAAATCCTGAAATTTGGAATGTAGAAGCTCTACGAACTACTGAAAGTTCTTGGCCATCAAATTCCCAAAACAATCCGTTTTGATCATCGAATGGTCCAACTCGAACTGAAGCACCGTGCCATTTCTTAATAGTTACTCTTGGCTTAGTTGTAATAACAGCAGTTGAAGATCCCAATGTTGCTGAAGCAACTACAGTAAATTCATTTTCAGATGTAATTGTATTTACACCATATGAACCATTATAGCCTTCGGTAACTACACCATCAATTGTAACTTCAGCTCCAACTTGAAGACCATGATCTAATTCTGTTGAAACAGTAATTGCAGATCCTGGAGCTGTACCATCGGCATGAATTTGGTCAAGGTTGAGAACTGGATTAAGAGATACACCTGATGTCCAAAGAACACCTTTACCGGATTGATATCTCATGTATTTCTTAGTTTGTCTTGAAATAGAAGCACCGTGAGATGGAACAAAGTTCCCTAATTGAACACCACCATCAAAAGGTCTATGTAGAACAAACGCATCAGTTCTTAAGAAAATATCTGAAGTAATAGTAGTACCATTATCAACATCACCACCAACTCGAGCAGTAAACTTAAAGGTCGTTGGCGATGGAACTTCTTCAGCAAAGAAGTTACCTGTAACGAGATTGTGTCTTGTACCTGCAGATGTTACAATAGAAATAAGTGGAGCACCTGGAACAAGGCCATGATTAGCCGAACACGTTATAGTAATTACAGATGGGTTTCCTCCATCGGAAGCAATTGATGAAATAGGCAAAGAAGCTCCGGTATAGAAACCACCACGTCTTGCGTACGTAATACCAGTTGCAATTGATAATCCATTAGTACCAACAATACCTTTTGCAATAAATTTAAAGGTAGTTGAATCTGACACTTCAGTAATTACAAAAGAACCTTCAGCACGGGCATAGTCTGATGTGTTGCCTAATCCATAGATAAAGATTGGATCATTGACATTTAGTTCGTGAGGAGCCGTTGTTGTAACAGTAATTTCTGAAGGAGATGCGCCATTAGAAACAACATCATCTAAGAACAAGTCAAGACCAGGTTTTTCAAAAATGCCTGGAATTCCTCTAATGTTAGCGTAGTTTTGCCATTTAGTTGTTTGTAGACCGTATTCAAAGTCAGCATCAATAAGTGATTGTGGTTGAGCTACTCTCATACGTTCTACGGCATCAACACCAAATGCGTATGGGCGGATGATATTACCAACTTGTCGCGGAGCGTCTGTATAAACAGCAATCTTATGACTACTCAACATGGTTGAAGTATCTTTAGAAAGAGTTACTGTTGTTACGCCATCTTGTTCTGAGAAAAATGTATCGTTATCTGATGCATCGTACGAAACTGAGCCAGTACGTGTTGGATCACCAATCGCATAAATGTTTTCTTGGGTTGTTTTATTCGCAATAATTAAAAGTTGAGTTTCATCAACTTTTCCTGGAAATTTAACAGTTCCAAGTCCTGCAGCATCTGGAGCAAAGATATATTTTTCAACTAACTGGCGTGCCATATTATAGTAATCCTTTTAAAATCCGAAAATAATTGAATAACCAATATAATCAGCTTTCACCGATTGGTCAATATTTGATAGTGATACGATACCGTCAAGTTGCAATGAACCAAGGTCGTATCTTAACGTTGTAGTTTCATCCACTATTCCAAGATCTTCGTCGTCCTGAGCAGAAGCTGCTTCATAAACAAACCCAAGATCAGTCCTAGCTTGTGGAGCAAAGGCAGCAGAAGAAGTATTTTCACCATTATAAGAAATTTCGACTTGGCCTGCAGAACTCGATACTTGAATTCCACTGCCACCTAAAATTCTATTAAGAGTAAATCCGCCAGCGGCGTTACCAATTGGAATTTGGCCCGAACCAGGAGTAAACCCTTGACCTAAGCCACCTTTTTCAGTAGGTAATGGATTGTTTGCGTCATATGCTTCTAATGAAACAATAGAGGCAGTACCATTATCTTTCTTAAAAAATAGCTTACCGTCATATACATTAAGGGCTAACTCCCCTTCAGCTAAGTTAGCTGTTGTGGGAGTTGAACCTTGTGTAGTACTTCTTTTTAGCTTAATCGCTGTAGACATAACGTCTTAGACCTTTAATTAATATGATCCACCATCAACATTATTTATAGACACAGATCCGGCTGCTACCGTGAAGTTATCGCTTGTAAATGATGCAACACCTTTAACTGATGTTGTAGCGGTTGCTACTGCGTAATCAACAGCGCTATTCGCATCATCATAAGATACCGTAATGTTTGTTTGACCACCTGCACTAATTGCTGACCCCATTGCGTCTTGAGCAGCTTCGGTAAAGTCATTAATCTGGGTAGATGGAATATTAATTGCTGTTGTACCAGCAGCTGTTAATCTACCTTGTGCATCTACAGTGAATGTTGAGATAGTAGTTGCATTACCATAAGAACCAGCAGATACCGCTGTATCATCAAGAGTAAAGGTAACTTCATCAGTACCAACAGTTGAGGTTAAACCAGTACCACCAGTAAATGTTAATGTATCAGACAGTAGATCAACAGTATTATTATTTGTACCATCAGTAATATCTAATGCAGTTGCAACAGATACAATACCTGCAGCAGATAGTCTACCTTTTGTATCAACAGTAAATGTTGGAATTTCTGTAGCTGAGCCATATGATCCAGCAGCTACACCAGTATTCGCAAGAGTAAGAGCTGCATTAACATTTGCGCTACCATCTACACTTGAGAATGTAGCTGTTGCATCACCAGAAATTGTTAGATTTCTGGCTGTTTCCCAAGTTGTAGCGGTATCAGCATTACCAGTAAGATCACCAGTTACATCGCCTGTAACATTGCCAGTTACGTTACCAGTTACGTTACCAGTAAGATCACCAGTTACATCACCCGTTACGTCGCCCGTAAGATTACCCGTTACATTACCTGTAAGGTTACCAGTAATATCACCAGTTACTTCACCACTAAATGAATCAGCAACAATACCAATTGATACCCAATCAGAACCATCATATTGCTGAGCAGAGAATTTATCTTCAGCTTCATCCCAGACAAAACGAACATTTTCAGCGGTACCACGTTCAACTTCAAAACCACCATTTTGCGATGGAGTACCAGTTTCATCATTATTCAATAAGAGAATTGAATCACCAATATCTACTTGGTTAGAATTAACAGTAGTTGTTGTACCATTTACTGTTAAGTTACCTTGAACAATAACGTTACCAGAAGCTGTCATGGTGGAAGCTGTAATATCGTCAGAGTTTAAAACACCATCAACTGTTACGTTATTAAATGTAACATCAGCAGTTGTAGAAACATCCTGACCAATTTCAACTGTTGGAGTTGCAGTTTCACCAGAGTTATTTGAAAGGGTAACACCTGTACCTGCAACAAGAGAGGCAACATAATTACCAGTTGTATGAGTACCAAGATCTACTGAGTCAGCTTGCTGAGTTACCGAAATTGTAACATCACCAAGATCAGTCATTGTGGCTGAACCAGCTACATCTCCGGCAATAGTAATTGTTGGGTCAGCAACATTAAAATTAATAGCGTTTCCAGCATCATCGTATGTTACTGTAATACCGTTTTGAGTACCACCAGCAACCATTGCACCAATATCATCTTGGATATATTCCAAATTGACATTGCTTTCGAGGTATGCTTTGGTTACAACGTCTTGAGCATTTACTGGATCAGCAACACTTGTGATACGTTTGTTTGAACCTACAATGTTACCAGTACCATTTGGTGCTAAAGTAAGATTACCGTTTAGATCAGATGTAGAAATTGTATTACCATTAAGTGTAATATTATCAACATTTAGAATGTCAATCTTATTATCACCATCTGTAGTAATAGCAGAATTTGCAGTAAGAGTACCATCCGCATGATCTAATTTATCTGTAAAGTATTGTCCACCGATAATTAAGTGGGAAGCAGCATCGCCTGCAGTTTCTGCACCAATACCAATGTAAAGTCTTCCACCACCAGAAACGGCACCCGAGTCGGCGGAGGAGTAAGCGAGTTCGCCGTCAGCCAGCGTACTAGGATCACCGGCTGTGGTAGAACGTTTAATTCTAATGATAGTTGACATTTAATTGCCTCTCCGTTATTATTATGAAGTTAGTACCTACCGCCATTTAGCGAAGTACCATCTTGGATATCTTGTTTTGCTACCCATTTCTGTGTTGCTTCATCCCAAACTACCATTGCCCCTTGTCGCAATTGAGTAACATCAAGATCGTTTAAATCATTTAGCCTTTGCTTACCAAAGTTTGCTGATTCAATTCCTTTGAACTTACCAGTAGCTGCATCATATGTTAATACTTTTCCGTCTGTAATATCACCAAGATCTACATCAGATAGATCTTGAATCCTGCCAGCAGAACCTACAGCGATCGATTTTGCTTGAATTTCTTTCTTAGAACTAGTCCTTGCGGCAATTGCCGCTGTATTTGCTCTATTTACTGTAGCTTTAATCGCCATTTATATTACCTTATAGTCTCGTAACTCTAGGTGTAATTTCTAATTGTCCTTCTAGTACTCTTGAAACTATTCCTGTTGATGATTCGATTTCAACATCATAGACATATCGGCCATATTTCATATTACCGGTTTGAGTAGCTGTTAATGAAAGACCGATGCCCCCAGAAGAATCTCTTGTTGTTGCAAAATCAACAGCAGTAGAAGAATTGTAAGATTTGCGAACTTGTGCTCGAACTGTATATGTAGTAAGATCAAGAGCAGAACCATCAGAACCAGTCACGTCAATTGACGATTCAAAAGTGGATCCTTGATCTGCGGTAAGATTCGCATAAATTGCCATAATAGAAAACCTTTAGTTTGTTTAATCTATTTATAATTTTTTCAAATTGAGATTTATATAACTATTTATAATAATCAAAGCAAAAAAATACCCAGCAGAGCTGGGTATTTGTCATATTAATTTTTAAATTATTGATTTTTTAACCATTCAATAAGCTCTAAAGGCATATCTTTGCTTTCAGTTTCAAAAACATCATTAACTGTAAAGTCTTCAGGAGTATAATCCGTGCTATAACACAGCCATTCTAAGCTCCTTTCGGTGGCCTGCTTTGGCGTTAATCCTGGAACACACTTATGTATTCCAGGATTATTATTAGGATTCAGATATTTTATATCGTAAAATGTTGGTAAAGCTCCAAATTCTTCAATAAGGTGTTCATAGTGGTTTTTAATACTAGCATCTATTTCCATAATATTTAATTCTCATAAGTTTATACTGAGTTAAAAGACGAACTATATATAGCAACTGAATCTAATGCATCGCTATAATCATTAAAATCTAGAGAAGTGTCTACATTTTCAACTAAATCGTCTAATTCCCATTTTTTATTAATTAATCTAAGTTGTTCGGTTTCAATAGCTGCAATAATTAAATCATAATCATCTACAGAACTTAGAGTTTGCGTAACGTTATCAGCATCTCTAATTGTTAATTGACCTTGAGCTTTGCCAGATTTAAAGCTTAATAAATCTAATGCTCCTCCATCCACATTAAATCCAAGTCCAGATTCTACTAATGGTCTATTAGATTTAGCATCATAATAGCCTTTAGTTACCTTTTTTTTCTCAGTTTTCAATGATGCCTTAGCAGTAGAAATTGCTTCGTCAGTTGCATCTACAGTTACAAGATTGTAGTGCTGATGAAAGTCTCCATTTTCGTCAGCTTCTGGATAAACTTCTTCCCAAGCTTCAGCAGGATTATTAGTAATCGGCCGATCTTTGGTTTTAACTTTAGCGTAACCTATAGAAGTTAAAACTTCAGAATCTTTAATATTTTGGCCTGGAAATAATTCACGTAAATTACTTTCGGTCACGCAGTAATTTACTGCTAAGTTATTTTCTATTTTTACATACAATTGCATTAGAGTATCTCCTTAAACCGCATCAGCATTGTTTGGAAAAGTGCGGCCGCCGCCCCACATAATTCTGACAGCGCCGCAACCGCCTTGGCCTCCATTGGGAGGAACAGTTCCATAGCCGCCAGTTCCAGCTGATCCAGCGCCACAACCATACGCCCCACCATTCGGTATTTGGTTATGCCGCCAAGATCCAG